ACATCACCACAAGCAGGTGCTCCTACCATGCCTGTGCCAACAGTATCATCTATGTCAAACTTGCCCACATTACGTGGGTTTTCATAGTGATCAATTACTTTTTGTGAATAGGCCATGTGATATCTCCTCGCTAATTATAGCGTATTTACTGATGTTTGTCAATAAAATTGGTTATTGATTCATTCCGCGTTGCATGGCGGATTTGGCTGAAGCTGCCACAATGTCTTGTGCCTTGTTCACAGGCATTTTGATTGGATCTGTTGGTCCGGCACCTTTGTACTTGATTACGCTAGGATTTTGTGGATCCATTGGTTCTAACACCGAATCCAGTGGGGGCTGACTCACAATACTCACAATATTTCTTTGTCCAATAGGAAATCCCAAACTGCGAGCAGCATTTATAAATGCATCAGTGCTGATTTGTTTTTGAGCATTTTCATCGTCGGCACGACCAGCAAGAAAATTCACCAGACCCATCAGTTTGCTAGGGTCTGGTGTGTTGTTCTCAACTTCATCAATTCTCATTATCTACGGGCTCTGCCCAATGCTGCACGAGGAGGCTCGGCGCCTGTTTCAACATCAGCACCAACATCAGCACCTATGTCTGCACCAACATCAGCACCTATGTCTGCACCAAGTTCTTCCCCGGGCACAGGGGCAGGAACTGCTCCAGGAACGCCACTGGCAGCCATGCTGGTGTCTAGAGCAGCAGGTTGTCCTGTGACCACACCCAGTGCTGCTTCTAGTTGTTGTTTTGCACCTTGCAGATTTTGTACCAAGCCTTGCAATGCTGCGGTGGCATCAGTGTTAAATTGTGTGGCTTGTTCAATGCCAATTTGATTGCGGATTGAATCTACCAGAGCAGGCAGTTCTTTGAACTGCATTTCTGTGGTGTCTTCCAACATGCTTTGCATTTTGTCTACCATGTCTTGTGCAGCCAAAACAACTTGAGCCTGTTGTACTTCTGATTCTTTTAAAAATTGATATGCTCGGCGCAAACGACTTTCAGCAGTCATCAATGCCTGTCCGGCAATGAGTTTTTGTTCGTCAGGTGTGAGATTTTGTCCTGCTTGACTTTTCTTTAGTGCCGCAGCAACTTTTGGATCTTTGATATCTACTGTGGCTTGTTGACCATTGGTAGGTTGTCCAGGTTTGGCTTGTGTGGGAGGAGCAACTGGTATTGCTTCTTCTTTTACGCGAAGAGTCAAGGCCTGTTCCATCATTACCAATTTTAAATAGGCCGGATTGCGTTCACTGACATGACGAGTGGTCATGCGTTGATGTTCGGCAATCACACCGCGCACACGTTTCAACATGGCCTGTGCTTCCTTTACAGTTAGGCGGTTCACAGGCATTTTTGTACCAAAGTAACTTTCAAATACTCGGGCTACTTGGCGGCTCTTGTTTGGTTGGGCCAGTTCGGTCAATTTCATTTGGAAAATCCTCTTAGTTGTAAATATTTAGCCGAATTTATACATTTTTCCAATTCTTGATTCAGCAAGGTAAGGTTCTCAATTTTGAGTGCCAATTTGGTGTGTACTATTTCACGGAATTCTGGGCGGCTGCTACGGTCTGCTTGCCCACGTCGACAATAGATATCAGCAGTGAGTGATTGTTTTTTGTGGTCTAATATGCGGATGTTTTGTGCCAATTGGAACTGTTTCAAGTGATCAGCCACACAATATGACATGGCATTTTTTTTACTGCTGAATACACTCACAAGATCATCGCTGTGATATACAGCAAATCCTGCTGATTCAGGGCGCAGATAATAATGACCAAATGCCACGTAACCACCATATTCATCGTCAATGATAAGTTCAGTGTACACACGTTTGAGTTCACGCTCAGCAAAGCGTTCTAATTTTTGATCACGTGTCATAGTGTCTTGATGTAGTGAGAGCCAAGCCATCCCACCATGCCCAGTAATGCACCAATGATGCCAATGCCCCAGGCAATGATTTGATCGTTGCGTTTTTCGCCCATCTGATTTACCATACTATGCACATCTGACACCATGATTTTGACTTCGCCAACTTCACGTTCCACTGTTTCTATTTTGAGTTCCAGCATGCGGTAACGCTCTGCACACAGTTCAACGTGTGCTTCAAGACTTTTCTTTTCAATATCTGTAGTGTCAACCATGTTCGGGCTCCAATGACTTATTTATGGCAGTAAACCAAATGTTCTGATTGGTGCCTTGAGCGTGCAGTGTTGCTGTGACCAATGCCACTTCGTCAAGCCCTGTGACCATGGGCACACCTTCACAGTCTCCTACAAGTCCTGCTAAGTCATCGCTGTCTGCATTGCTGCTGAGCACGCCTTCGGCTTCTACGTCAAATTCAAAATGCCAACCGTCTTTTTGTTTAGCTGGTGTTATCACATTCATGGGTTGTGTACGTAAACTGATGATCTGCAATAAACTTTCCCAGTTGCGCTGTTGATTGCGACTGCGATTCCATTGTTCAGCAGTATCAATCACCAGGCCTGTTTTGGTGGTAAATGGCAATTGCTGTGGCCGAAGATGTCCTGTGACACCGGTGTAGGTACAATCAAAAAGGGTGCGGCACAAGACTTTCATTATGTACATATTTAATGCCAAAAAGAAACCCTGGATTTTTTACGTCCAGGGTTTGGTTGGAACTAAACTGATTACAGGTTAGTGAATGTTGCACTAGCAGCAACGTTGGCAGTTGGGATACCAATGTTCAAGCCGCCTGTGGCATTGGCTGTTTGAGCAGCAGCAACCAACTGAGCAGTTGTGTAACCACCAGCTGGATAGATAGCCAAGTTGATAGTACCGGCTGTGGCACCTGCTTGATAGAAAGCAACTGTACCACCGGGCACTGTCAAGCCAGCACCTGATTGCACTGCTTGCAACACATTGTTCAAGTAACCGTTGACGTTACCAGCATTGGTAAGTGCAGCGTTGGCTGTGAGTGTGAAGAATTGCAGTTGTGGACCAGACAACATCACTGGGCCTTGGGCCGCAACGTTGGCTGTTCCTGAGATTGAACCATTGGCCACGTCCAGTGCAAATACTGGTTGTGTGGTTCCGTTTGTTTTTGTAAACTGTGCCATGATAATTTCCTTTAGGTTAAGTGGTCTCGGTGGACCTGCTTTTATTTATACAATCGGTAAAAATTATGCCTGTTGTGGATTATTTTTAGCCGCATTTCTTGCTGTAAAGTCAAATCTATTCACTGCTTTGCCGTAGCCTGCAGGGGTGGCCATGACCCAGCCTTCATGTCCAGGATCTTTCAAATCCAGTTGACGCAGTACATCCAACTTCAAATCATGCAACAACAAGAACAGGGTAAATGCCGCTGCCAAGCCTTCTGTGTTTGAAGTAGGACTCTGTAGGTATTCCACAATGTTGGCGAATTTGCGTGGAGTTACCTTGGTCTGCAGCCAGTTACCAAACCCTGACAGCAAGTTGTCAAAGTTACCCCCGGGTTGTCTGATTCTATAATTGATATAGTCCACACACAGTTTTGCTAGATCTGTGAGTTGTTGTCTTCTTAGTTCAGCAGGATTGAACAAGATGTCAATTGCGGCACCTTTGTCTCGCACCAGTGCTTTGATTTGTTTTGCAAGATCTGTGTTTGGCACCATTTCTTTGGCAAAGATAGGTTCAATCAACAACAAGCCCGGAACATCGTTGAACTTCACACGCCGCAATGGTTGTTTGGGATCACCTGCATCTGAGTACATGGTGTGCATGGCAATGCCAATTTCGCTGTTGCCAATGCGTTGACCCAGTGAGCTTTTTGCAGGAATGCGATACTGCACAGTGTTGGGCTTGAACACATAGTTGCCGGCTTCCAGTGGAGGTGTGGCTTGATACAACAAATCACCTTGTACATAACCACGGAAGTTGGCTGGCAATGCTGCTTCTAGTACAGGAAATAATCTAGCGTAAGTTTGTATCAGCGCAGATCTATCTCCCGAACGTGTGCGTTGTATATCAGCCATCATTCGGGGACTTGTGGCCAGGCCATCATAACCTTTGGCTTCAAATCCAGATCCATCTGTGAGCACAAACTCACCTGTTTCAGGTTTGCGACCAAAGTACACAGCAGGCATACCGTCCCATTTCACACTGGTTGTGGTGCCTGGACTGGCAGCAGCCTGGTCCAGTATGCTCAATGCTTCTGCAGCACCACGTGATCCTTTGCGAAACACCAAATCTTCCAGGTGTTCAATGCCCTTGGCTCTACCACCCACATTGCCTTCGTCAGCTTCATAAATTTGATAGGGATTAGCACTCTCACGTTCTACCGAGGGTTGCATGCCTTGGTTTACAATTCTATCACGCAGGCGGGCCAGGAAATAAGTGTCAGCATCTTCTTTCACAGCGTCTGGTTGTTGCATGCCTTCTTTGGTCAAGTATTCACGAAAGTCTTTGACTTTGACTTCTTTGTCTCGGTCCTTGGCTAATGCAGCAAAGATAGTTTCTACATTTTTAAGATCTTTTCTTGTGCGGCCTCGCCCCAACAATGCCTGTGCCACATAGTCAGGATCCATGCCACCATCCACAAGTTGGTTTGTGGCACGACTGAACATGCCATTGGCTCCTACTTTGAGCCCCAGTTGTTTGGCAATGCTTGACATCAGCACATTGCGATTCATGCCTTTGTAAGCAGAGTCTTCGCCGCCCGAATAAAAGAATGTGCCCCAATCCAAGTTGGGAAAAAACATAAAGTCTGTTTGCACATAGCCCAGTTCAGGACGTCCTTGTATGGGTGTTCTCAAGTGAACTTCACCGCCCTTTTTGATCCATTCAGCCGGCGGCAGTTTGTGACTCACAACCCATTGCATGAGTTTGGCGGCCAACTGATCTTTTGACATTTCGCCGGTGTCCACAGCCAAGTCCATGTCTCCAGATGTGGCAGCTCTGCCGGTTGAGCCCAGCCAACGATCACGTGGAAATTCCAACCCAGTGAGTTGTTCAATCCAGGCCACTGTGGCAGGCACATCGCTTTGATTGATACGACCGGTGAGTGGCTGTCCGTCGGCATCTTTGAATACATTGCCGCCTTCCAGCAGTGTGCGCAGACTTTTCATTTTATCAGTCCCATGTGGCGCAGTAGATCATCCATCACTGGGTTGCCTGTGGCTCGCACTGGTGTGGGATTTTGTTGTATCAATTGCGCAAGACCCTGCAGATCTTCATCTCTCACGCCCAGCGCACTCATGGCTTTGGCCACATTGCTGGTAGTAGGACCAGATTTAACAACACTGCCAACAGCACCGCTGCCGGCGCGATTTGTATTGGGCTGGCCCTGAAAGGTCATTAAAGATGCTGCATTGGCAATGCCTTGACTGAGATTCAACCAAGCAGTATTCAACTTGTCAGCATCTTTGGCAGTGACTATGGCCAGCAGCGCATCATCCACTTGCTGTAATGTGCGATCAATGTCTCTAGACACTGTGGTATCACTGTTGTTGACAATTTGATCTGTAAAGTCATCCAGAGTGGGCACTGGCACCCCTGCTTGATTATCCATGGTGGCCTTGAGTCCGTGCGGACGCAACATGGACTCAAACTGTTTCATCAAAGTATCAGCCAATTCTTTGGAGTCCAACTCTGACAATCCTGCATTCTTGGCAGTATTTTTCATGGTTTGCACAGTTCTAGTCCACAACTGTTGTTGTTGTTGTGCCTGTTGTTTGATCACTGGCTCTGACAATTTTTGTGCCTGCTGCTGAGATGCCAGGCCTTGTACCTGAGTTGATTGTTTGGGCTGCATGCCAAAATATTCTCTAGTGGCCGCGCCGGCTGCCTGGGCCAGACCTCGTCCCACAGCACCGTAGTTGATTTCTGTGATTTTTTTGATCTGGGTAATTTCAAAAATCTGCATGAGTTCGTTTCATTGATCGGTTAAATTTACCTGTGTCTCTCAGGCGTATGGCATTGAGAAATTTGCGTTGTAGATTTTCAGCTTGTTCGGCTGAAAATTCACTGTCAATCTGTTCCATCAAACGAATAGCAGATTCTATAATGTTGTGAGCGCGAGTTTCAATCACAGTTTTACGATCCCGCTCAACATAGAGGCTGTCTAGTTCTTCTAATATGCTTTTGGTTTTCTTTTGCATTTGCTCAAAGGCCTTTGGATTATTTAGCGAAAATGGCATTGCAATAAATATCTAAACAAGGAAATAGTATATGACCAGTCAAATCAATCCCAACGATATCAACGGTGAATATCCCGTAGCAGGTGTCAGTAATAACACTCAAGGCATGCGTGATAATTTTACCAATACCAAACAGAATTTTCAATATGCTAAATCAGAAATAGATGATCTGCAGGCCAAAGCAGTGCTGAAATCTGCGTTGACAGGCACCACGCTGGACAACAACATGGCCAATAATGTGATTTATAACGCACAAATTCGTGGTTTTTCTGGCACCGTTGTGGCCATTGCTGCTACGTCGGGCAGCATTGCTGTTGACTACACAGCTGGCCACTATCAAACCATTGTGATGGCTGGCAATGTGAGTTTGAGTTTTACCAACTTTCCCGCTGCTGGTACAGCCGGCATGTTGCGCCTGCGAATCACTGTAGATGCTGCAGGTCGTACATTGACTTTGCCTTCCGCTGTAAGTGTGGGCACTGTGGGTGTGCAAGGATATGCAGCCAATGTGATTACCTTTGCAGCAGCTGGTATATTTGAATTTGGGTTTGTTACTACTGATTCGGGCACTACTATCACCTTGTTTGATTTGAATCGTCCTCTCAACTACTACACCAATACCGTGACCATTGCAGCCACTACTAGCAGTGTGAGTTCAGGATCAGGTGCGTTGATAGTAGCTGGTGGCGTTGGCGTGGCCGGCAATCTCTATGTCAGCGGTAACATTGTAGGCAGCATAGTGGCCACGGGCAACACATTTGTGGGCAACACCACAGTGGGCAATTTATTGACCAGTGGATTTGTCAGTGCTGCTGGCAACGTCACTGGTGGCAATGTCATCACTTGTGGATTTGTCAGCGCCACCGGCAATGTTACAGGCGGCAATCTAAACGCCACAGGTTTGAGCCTTTCGGGAAATATTGTCAGTGCTGTGAATCTCACTGCCAATGTGACCACCACAGCCAACATTGCTGGAGGCAATGTCAAAACTGGCGGCATCATGTCAGCCACAGCCAATGTCACTGGTGGCAACATACTCACTGGTGGATTGATTTCGGCCACCAGCACTATAACATCAACTGCCAACATCACTGGTGCCAACATACTCACTGGTGGATTGATTTCGGCCACTGGCAACATCACCTCAACTGCCAATATCAGCAGTGGCAACATACTCACCAGTGGATTGATTTCGGCCACTGGCAACGTCACTGGTGGCAACATCTTGGGCGGAGCCAATGTCAATGCTACCACTCACACAGGTGCTACAGCATCGCTGAGTGGCAACGTCATAGGCGGCAACATTTTAACTGCTGGATTGATTTCAGCCACTGGCAATGTCACAGGCGGCAACATTTTAACTGCTGGATTAATCAGTGTCACTGGCAACATCACTGGCGGTAATATCAGTGCTGCAATTCACACAGGTACTACAGCCAGCTTGAGTGGCAACGTCACAGGCGGTAACGTATTGTCATCTGCTTTGATATCTGCTGTGGGCAATGCCATGATACTTTCTGGTACTGCCATGCCAGCTGGTGGCACAACAGGCGCAGGTTACAAATTGTCTACTACCAACAATTTTGGTATTTTCTTTGGGTCAGGTGCACCTACCTTGTCTGCGGCGCAGGGATCACTGTATTTGCGTAGTGACGGATCAACAACAAACAATAGAATGTATGTCAACACCAACGGCGCTACCACATGGACTGCTGTGATCACTGCGGCTTAACCAGTTTTGATCTTGCCCAAAAGTTGTTTTAATTTGGCGCTTTGAACATCTGCTGTGACTTTGGGTGCCGCTAGTTCAAAACCTTCTCGGGCTTGTGGTCGTTCCCAAGGCACAGATTTATCGTCATCTGCGGCTGCATTAACTTGGCTTTTTGCTTTGATCGAGTCCATGATACTTGTACTGGGCTTTTTGCTGAACCCGTTTTCGTTGTCATCCCCACCTTCATCAGTAATGCGCATGGTTTCAATGTTGTACTCCAAATCAATTTTTTGACCAACGCCGGTCGAGCTTCGTGACTTCATACACTGTATTTGGTATTTGCCACGTTCCTTCATTGCTCGGCTTGTGAAAATGCCGAACACGTTATCTGCTGTGTTGATCTTGGAAATACCACCCGAAATATGCGAGTGATCAAATTCAATTTCTTCCACAGCGGATCTGTTCAACTGCGATGCAGTTACCATTAGGATTCCTAGCTCTTTGGCTAAATTACGGAGTTCTTCTGACACATACTTGTCTTTCACAAACAAGTCGTTGGGCGAAACTTTTGCACTCACTGGCATCAACAAGTCCAAGTAATCAATCATCACAAAGTCCACACGTTTGCCAGTTTGAATTTGATATTCTTTCAAATAAGCACGGATGTCATTGATGTTGCTCTGTGCCGGCAAGCCTTTGACTTGATAGTTGCCCGACTTTTTGGCCACCAGTTTGACCTTGAGTTCTGTAGTATCAATGTCTCGGCGAATGTCCTTGGTGCTCATGTTTGTGAGCATGGCATCTGTTCGCAAACTTGTGAGTTCTTCACTGAGTTCCAGTGTGATGTACACGCCACTCAACCCTTGTTGCAACCAGTTAAGCGCAATGTTCATCATCACAAGACTCTTGCCCGAGCCTGATCCTCCGGCAAAGATGTTGAGTTCACCGCGACTGAACCCACCATACAACAATCTGTCCAGTTGTGGCCAACCTGTTGATACCTGTCCACCTGAGTTAAAATATTTGTTGATGCGAGCCGCTGGATCTGCAAAATAGTCTGTGCCCATGTCTCTAGTCAACGATATCTGTACCGCATCCTTGATCAGTTTTTCCACAGGTTCAAAGTCGCCTTTTTCCAGCATGTCTGCGGCTTTTAAAATGGCACGTTCTAGTTCCTGGCGGCGAGTGAATGCTTCAAACTCACCCATGAACCAATCAAAGTGCCCCTCATTCAAATCTGGCACAGCCTGTAATTTAACGCCAGTGGTGGCCGAAATCTGCATACGGTCAGGCAAGGTCTTGTGTTTTTCTGAATGTTCTTTGATGAACTCAGCCGCAGGCCTCAGACTCTTGTCAAAATTTTGCGGGTTGTAGATGTTTTGAACACGCACATAGCTCTGTGCGTCCTCCAACATCATTTCTAGAAACAGGCGTTGAACATCAGTGTTGTAATCTTTTAACAAGTGCTTTCTTCCTTAACTCAATTTTAATTCTACTGGTCTCTCGTGATTGCATTATAGTTAGTAGGGCACCTAGTCGTCCCAACTTAATCACAGCATCGTTGACATCTTTGCAGCCCACGGGCCAGTCAGGTATGCTCACTGCACAACCCAGTTCCACAGCACGGTCAATTAGTTCTACGCCTGCTCGATCCTGATCCGGCACTATAGTTACCTCTCGTCCGAGGCTGCGTATCAATCTGGCCTGTGCATCTGACACAGTGTTGTGCATCACAGCCACACCGCCAATGCTGAGTGCATCAAATATACCTTCAGTTACAATCACATGTTGCCAATCTGTGGGTTGCAAGTCTGTGCCAAACACATAACCTGGTTGACTGTCACTGATGAACTTGGGTTGCTTGTCATCTAAAAATCTGCAAGTGTATCCCACAATCTTGTTGTCATACGTAAATGGTATAACCACATGCGGGCGTGTCCAATGTACCCCGTCATTCTCTATCTGCACCATGGCAGGAAAGTCTTTGGGCACATGTCTAGCACGTACATACTCCCAATATGGTCCATGCTCAGGCATCAACAATTCAGCATATGGTGGTAAGTCTCGTTCTTCAAATGTAATACCTGCTAGTGTATTCCATGTTTGTTGTCGATCTTGTATGATTCCATGTATGCTTCGATGCCGCAGACTTTCTAAGTTCAGCATCTCTATTTCTGTTTCTGGCACACCCATCCAGCCCAACAGTTTACGTGCTTTGTAACTTACACTGCGTCCTAATATAAAACTGGCTGTGTATGCACAATTGAAACAGTGATAACTCCATCCTTGATCGGTGGCTTTGAGTCCGCCACGCCCTCGTCGATCCTGCGTTGATCCATTGTGCTGACAGCATACTGCATTGAAACTCAACCACCCAGAGGGTGTTGGTTTCTTTTTTGCAGGCAGATAAGCAAGGATATCAAGCATCTGTTGAGTATAACAGATTTGTCACGCAAACGCAATGCTTAACGATAAAGTATATTGGTAACGTAACCAGTTGTGATCAGCACAGTCACAGCCTGTGCTTCGGTGCCACCAAAGTTCAAAGGCAAGTAACCCGAACCGCCGTTGGTAACAGTGATTTGTCCAATACCGCTGGGTCCTGTAAATGGTGCGGCAATGGCTGTGGCGCCAGCACCATTGCCCAAAATTTGCACATAAGGTGCAGCCATATATCCCATGCCAGCATTGTTCACAGCAATGCCTGTGACCACACCGTTGACCACTGTGGCAGTGGCTGACGCACCATATCCTTGACTGTTGTTGATACCTAACCGTAGCAATGGATGGAAGCCCACAACATTGATGTAAAAAGTTCCAGACTCGTCAAAGTACTCGCGACTTTCTGTGACATCTACCCAAACAGCTTCGTAGTCCTGAGCGGCCTGCACCTTGACAGTGCCGGTGTAGTGTTCCAAATCATACTTGATTGTGGTCAAACTGGCGCCGGTGGTGTTGATATAACTTGAGTAATATTCTGTGAGATAATTGCGTGACAGCGGTTGTGGGTTCAATGCCCAGTCTGGATAGGAACTTGGCCCGGGTTGCGGCCAAGAATTTTTGCCATTTATTGTGGGGATTGAGACAGGCTGGCTGGGCATAAACTGTGGCAGCACACTGTCCACAATGTCGCAGTCGGCTCTAGCACCTGCATTGTCGTCTGTGAATGCTGCCTGTACATAATTGCCTTGTGTGCGCTCAATGCTGTAACTGCCGGGCTGTGCTAGAATGTTGATGGTATCTGCTGTGTCCAGCACAACTTTGACTCGGCCCAGACTGGCACTAAGTACAGTCATGTCTTTTTCTAACAATAATTCATCGCCGGTTTGGTTCAACAATCTAAAGCGGAATGTGCTGCCTGTGACGTTCACAGGTTTTTGGTCTTGGTTGATGAATTCAAACAACAGCACGTTGTCTACACCTTTGTTAACAGTTAAAGTTTTTGCGTACACTGGGTCATACCTCGCAGTAAAGTATCCACCACTGGTGTCAATCAAAAGTACCCGAATGATTTGTTGATATAAGTAAGCAGTGGTTGAATACATAGGATCCTCGATACGTATTTATGGGTAATAACATCTTTGAAAAACTGGCGGAAAAATATCCGTTTATAACTCTTTGCATTTACGCCAGCAACGAGTATATAGGTATAGTTCAAAACAGAGACGATGCTGTTACAACCATCTACGACTTTGGTGCTGTGCTCACACAACAAGACAAGCTGGAGTTCTTGGAACTGGCCAACAATTGGTGGTGGGAAAGCAATAGGAGCATACCCATCAACATATTCTTGCGTGGAGACTGGGAAAAGTTCCGTTTTACCCTGCGCACATTCTCCAACAAAGATCTAGAAATCTTACACGGACCTGTGTGCAGCCTAATAGACATTGCTCGCAAAAAATCCAAGCGTAAATCTATTACACTTGTGCGTCGGATTGATTGAGCAAATTCATGTGCAGGGCCACCAAGGCTGCATAACTCACAGCATGTGACTTTTTAAACGTATAACCACGCGATTCGTCCCCATCCCACACTTCGGCAAACACTTGATCCCAGGGCCGTCGCTGTAGGTGTGCTTTGCCTGGTCTAATAATTGATATAAAAGCAGCCATCCTGGGTATGGAGTCAGGTTGCATTGTGGCCAACAAATCCACATAGTTGCCCACGTGAACCAACTGACCGGTCCAGGTTTGGTCTGTCCATAGTCGCGACCACGGAGGGGTTGCTGACAACATGGCTTCATAGTGTTCAGGATCACGAATCAACTGATACACACTCATGTTCAACAGGTCAATTTTGAAATAGCCACGCTGCTCTGCTGACTCATAGTCTATGGCTGCACAGCCGTGTTCGAGATCTTCGGGAATGTCTGTGACATAGACGCCTGAATTGTGCCGGCGTGGTCGACCATCCACAACCTGTCTAGCAGGAGTATGCCGGATCAGTTCTAGTATTTTACTACGATCCGGAACATCAATGTCAATGTCTGCACTCATGTGAAATAGTTCCAACTTAATTTGGCATTGATATATGCTTCTTCGATCAAATTTACATCAATAACGTTTGGCGTGGTATTACTGCGTATTTGTTTAATAATCTCATTGCATTTAAATTTAGAATCTTTGTATGGCTGTCTTTGCAAAAACTCATTGTGCAATTCCTCAATGTCACTTTGACAAGTATACGATATTTCTGCCCATTCAGCAACCTTTTTGATTTCTTGCAAAAACTCTGTCATGTTGTAAAAGCATCGAAATGGCCACTGATATACTTGTTTGGTTGTATTGTATTTTGCTTGCTGTTGTCTAACAATAAATCCGTGTTGCTCTGGATGTAAAAATCCAATCTGAAAAAATTCTCGCAGAATTGATCTTGGGCAGTTGGGTTGATCTGGTGATAATTCTAGCAACTCTAATTTGTGTTGCTGTATGCATTCTTGTTTGATTTTTGTTGGCAAATTTTTAAATTCATCTAATGTAGTAACCATGGGCCAAGACGGATCTTTGACTGCATTGTAACTGTCTTGAATTTGATTGGTAAAAAAATTCTGTACAATATTTTCCAACACCCATTTATATCCTGGATTATTAAGTTTGTTATAGGTGTTGATTTCTAGTTGATTGTTATCGAACCCAAGATCTCCTGCTCTAAGCAAACTGATTTGTTGAAGTTGTAGCAAATCATCTACATCAATATGTATATCAATTACTTTGTCAAACACCAGTGGCTTGGGCCAAAAGGAATAATGATCTGCAAAGAATATTTTGTTACCAATGTATTTTTTAGCATGCGATGCACCATGTTCGTTGAATGGTGTTCCTGCAGTTATTCCTACAATTTTATTGCACACAAACTCTAAATAATTGCCATGTGCGCCGCCTTGAAAATCAATGTGTATCATGTTCTACACAATGCCACAACAGTTTTCAATTGCTGTTCGGCCTCACGCACAGCCCCCAGGGCATCGGCCACAGCAGGATACTGTTCAGCCATGCGCCGGGCTTCTGCTTCTTTGTCACGCTGTTCTCTCACCCAGTCAAGTAAAAGTTCAGCATCTGGGTTGAGTCCAACCCAGCATTGACCTAGACTGAGCGGTTGCCAACCAGTACCGTTGTACACTTCCAGTCGTTGAGAGCTGGTATTATATTGTAACTGCCCCACACCCATGTAACCAGCGTTGTTGATATAATTACTACCAGTGCTGTTAGCAACTGTCACATACTTGCCAGTTTGCGCAATATTTCCTATCATGTCAATTTCCTTGCTGCTTCTAATTCTGGAATATAATCTGCCAATTTGATATTTCTTGACTGATCCAATTTGTCATTGAATTCAAAAAAGGCGTTGAGTTTTTCCAAATCCAATTTGAAATTTTTGTCATAGTGCATTATAACACCGTCAATAAAACTTTGCAACAATAAATCATTACGATAACATTTTAATTGTCTAATGCGTACCAAACTTTCTAATATCAAATTCCTATCTGGAAAATTCAATGCAGAAAATAGGTCATTTGTTGAATTGGCAAACTGACAATGTACCAATGTTGCAGAAAATTCTTGATCAAAAAATACCAACAGATCATACAATCGAAAAATATTGTATATGGATACTGTTGTATTAAATGATACCACATGGTTTTGTTCTTTAAGATATCTAACGTTGTCAACTATTGTTTCCCATTTGCTAGGCCAACGTATGTAATGATTTAATTCACCAAGCCCGTCAATACTGATAATAAATTGAAAGTTGGAAAATTCTTTAAGTTGTTTTTTAAATTTATCGCTGAGTTTGGTACCATTTGTGTTAACAACAAATTCAAAATTTGTCTGTTTGGTTTGTATGCACTTTTCAACAAAATTATAAAATTCCGGCATTGCAGTAGGTTCGCCGCCGGCAACATACAATTTTTTAATATTTTCAAGTTTAACAAAATCAAAATTTGCATAATTTTTTTTGTTGTAGTCAGTGATCAAATTAATTTTTTTATATTCTTGTGCTATTAGGTTACTGCTGTCTGGTCCACAAGTTCTACACTGTAAATTACAGGTGTTGCCTGGACGAACTTCATAGTACACTGGATGTTGTAAATTATTTAGATCATCAATGCTATGTAAATTCAACCTGTTGGCCCATTCAACAGTTTCTTGCATTCTTGCACTCAAGATGCCGCGTTCTTCAAGATTGTAACAGCTAAAACAGTGCTCGGGCATGAGTATCCCCGACAACATGTTGTTTCTTATTTTTTGATAGTGTGGATCTGTTTTAAAATCTACAATGTCCGACAACAATGTTATTGGTGTATTTGATCTACAACACACTGTTGTTTGACCATTGTTTGCTAATAATTCTATAAATGGAAAAATGCAAAAACTTTTATTTGTTTTTGTTAGATCTTCAAAAAATGTTATATTGGTGTTGTATGTTGAATCTAAGTATACCACTGGTACTGTGGCATTGATTTGTTTGGCAGCGCGAATAGTTTTATAAAATGCGTCAGGATGAGAATATTGTTCTCGTGACTGATCTAATATCACAATTTGATCAAATTCTTGTGCTAAATCAATCAGTCGATGATATTCTAAATCATACACGCTAGAATGATAATAACCTGGATATTGTATTAATTCTAAGTCAATCACATGATCAAGTTCAGAAATTAATCCGTGACACTGGACTGATTGTTGTTCGGCCAGTCGACGAGTTTTGGCATCAGTGTCTTCAGTGTTATTTCCAAGGCATAAAATTCGCATTACCATCCTGCCTGTTTCAATATTAGTTTTGCGTATTCTGTGTCTGCGGCATAGTCTGAGAATTTCTTTTGCCACACATCTGAATCTATGTAAGGCCATATCATGCCCACCTGATCAGCAGTGAGTTCGCCCAGGAACTTTTGCCCCGACTCTGAATTGTATATCACCCAAGGACTGATGCGTCCGGTAGTGATAGCATGGCACATGGCATGTGTACTACCGTAACGCAAACAATCATGTGGCGAGGCCGAGTGTTTTTCACTCCAGTCTATGCCAAACTCCACTGCTCGTGCCAGTGCATCTGCCACTGCTTCTACCTTTAGGTAGTCCAGCAAGTATTCGGTATAGACTTTGTCACTGCCCCAGTTGTCAATCTTTTTGTTGTGTTTCAGCAACCATTCTGTGAACTGTCTAGGATTGATTACCTTTGTGGCCACACAGTATCTGCCAAATTTTACAAATGCTCGGTAGTAAGGTGAGTCAGCAAAGTCATCAAATGTTTTGAGTCGAGCCGAGCCTTGTGCAATCTCATAGAAACGCAAGTAGGATTGAAAGCCCAGTTCAACACCACGTTCACTGCGTTCTTGTCGTCGTCGTTTGGGCTCACACATGTGAACCACAAGACTTTCTGCACGACGAAATGTTTTCTTGCAGTAACCGCAGGTCAGTTCACTTGATGTCTCGGCCATGGTCTCGAATGTGTTGATCTAGTTCTTTCTTTGTGGTCATTGATGCCAGCATGGCTATTTCATCTTCTTTGTATGTGGGAAATAACTCGGCCAACTGTTTTCTAATGCTGCTTGCTCCTGCACCTGTTTCTTTCTTCTTGGGCGAGATCCAGTTGTGTCTGGGTGTGCCCATGTCTGGACTCACTGTGGTAGCACACAACCATTGCAGTTCAGGATGACGGCTGATGTTGAAGAAGTGTTTGTTCAATCGCTCGTTGGTGGAAATCAAATAAAATTCTTGCATCTCCTTGGAACCTTCCACACATGATGCCCAACGAATCATGAGATAGTTGGAGAACTTCTTGCGTTCCTCATCTGTGAGATCACGATAGAAGTTTCTGTTTTTGCGATCCAGTTGTCGCATCTCATTGGCAATGGTCAGTTTATCCAATTTGTAACGTCTCTCTGTATATACTGTGTTTGACCGGCAAATTGTCAAACCATTTTTCATTTCGATAATTGTCTTGTATCATTTGCTGGGCCAAGAAACGATACCAGTTGGTTTCATTATAACGTTGATTGCGCAAAGCGTCAATTGCTCTTTGCATGTTGAACTTTTCAGCAAATTTTGACTGTTGTAACATGTTTATTAGAGCAGGACGGTATTGATCTGGAATGCTTCCTAGTCCAATAATAGAGTCCGCATTGGCCAACACTGGTTCAAATTGATTTGGAGTTAGCCATGCAAAATATTCTAACAACTCAGAAAACCACCAAATATTAATAGCACTGATCACCGTGGCAATTTTAATATTACAGTTTGTTTGGGTGAGAACCCATTTTAAATTAGACTCCACTGTGTTCCAGTCACTGCCACTGCGCACTATGTCTGCATACTTGCCCACAGCATCTATACTTGCATGAACATTAATACAACTAAATGATGGCCATAGATCTTTCACATGTTTTGATTTGGCTCCCAACACAGTCATGTTGGTACTGTACATGATTGCAGGATCAGCACCTTGTGCAATTAATTTTTCAAGCACTTGGTAATGTTGCGGGTTTAGCAGTGGCTCACCACCTGCAAAATAAATTTGTTTGCACTCACTTAGATCCATGTCTGCCACATTGATTGGATTGTACAAACTTATGTCTTCTACTCCGGCTTCACTGGCCCAGCTGGTACTGAATCCTGGACCGCAACTGCGACACTTTAAATTGCAAAGATTGTTGTTGCGAAAATCTAAAAATTTTATCTTGTGTGTGGCATAGTCTGTTTCATAATTTTTATACATTCCTCGCCAGCCTTCGGCATCTGGAGGACAAGAATTTGCACATTCACGAGGAACTTCTCCCCGTAGAAACGCACCACCCACCTGCGCAGTCATTTCCTCGCGGCTGCTGAACTGTGGGCCGTTCCAGGCACAGCAAGGTGTGTATTTGTTGCCGGGCATGTAACACACACTGGTCCAAGGTGCTTTACAAAAAACTTTATTCATTTTACTTTGACTAATTTGTATATCATTATAGCACGTTCCAGTGCGTCTTGTAAAGCAGGTGTGGTTTTTGCCAGTCTGTGGATGTCGCCCCACATCTTGCTTTCCATTAGATGATCATGTAAGAGTCTGCCATCGGGTGTTCGTTTATCGTAGTCTATTTTATGACCAGATACCGGATCGTATTCCGTACCAGATTCATATCCTACCACTTGGCGTGTGCTAGGATCTGCTCCAAACTCTCGAGCATACACAATGCCGTCGGTACGCTCGTAAATGTATGTGGCGTCGGGTTTAAGGCTGCCCATATTGATAACCGTATTGTGCATGTGCCCAGCGCAGGAATCGCTCTAGTCCTTCACGGTCGTTGGGGTAACTTTCCAGATACACTCTGGCCAGGCGATTGATAATTTCAAATATTTCAGGTTCAGTGTACGCCATATGTCACCATGCTTTGTTGTAGTCCACAACTTCGCAGTTGCGACTGATGTCTTTGACAAAGTACACACAGTCAGGGTCCGGATCATCATTCAAGGGCACAGCAAGTAGTTGGCCATTCTTTAACTTGGGTGCGTACCATGCCACTTCATGATATACATCTAAGATTTCAATATCTGGGAAGCTGGGGCGGAAACTTGTGAGTGGGTTGAACTGAAACACTCTAAATCCACGGTCGTTGATTGATGTCAATGGTAGCACTTCCAAGTCACCTATTTCGGGTTCACCAATGAGGATTTGCCAGTCCATGGGCATTTTGATGGTGTTCTCTCCAATGCGTAGCACAAGAGCAGGTGCATTGAAACTCTCCAAAAAAATCAAGGGTATAAAATGATAGTCCGGCTCTGCTGGATTTGAATTGTCTAAGATGGCAAACCGCATGTCATCTACCTCTTCGGGCAAATGGTCTAGGTCATAATGAACGTTGTCTAATGTTAATATTCGCATGTTTGTAGTATATAGGATTCTATTGCAAAAGTCAATGCCAATCCAAGGTAAGATCAAATAATATTTGACAAAATTCTTTGTGTGCCCAGGCAGGATTGTGTGTTGCAGTGTAACGAATTGGTGTTTCCCAATTTGATGGACCATACGGCATGTCATAAGGAGACTGTTTGGTAGTAGGCCACACTCGATCAACCCAGTTCCAATTGTGTTGTGACATCCATCCAGGAATTAACACAAAAGGAATACCAGATTTTGTTAGTTGTTCCAGCCCATTACAGATCATGTAGTAATCTTTTTGTGATTGTAACGCAGGATCATGTAGGCAAGCAATGTAATGTTTGAGTGCGGCCAGTTTCGAATCGCTTAATAAATCGGTATGTTGTTTTTCAATTAGGTTATTGAATGTGTCTGAAATTACTTTTACGTCAATAGAAGTCACATGTTGTTGGGCAGCACATCTATAGTTACGATAATCAATGTCGGTCAGTTGATACAGCTGATGTTGGCTGTCTAGTGAAACGTCAAAACGATCTGAACTAGTAAGTCCTATCACAACATAATCAGCTTGTTCACTTATCGCACGATCTATTTGCAGGCGAATACAAAAGTTAGTGGCGCCGGGTCTGGCCAGACTGACATGAGTGAAGTTTTTACGCCTGGAATACAATTCATTGAAACTGACAATGCCATCATCAGGGCAGTCAGTGGTCATAAAACTGTCGCCTAGACTAAAAAACTTTTTCATTTGATCTTCATCCACTCAAGTTTTTCTTGAGTAAACGGATAGTTGGCTTCACGGTAAAACTGTTTGCGCTTGGTCAAGTGACGCTTGGCAAACTTACAAGTTGAAGTTATGTCCCAGATTTGAACATGGTCTTTGTCTTCTGCTTTTCTGATACCCCGGCCAATGCTTTGGATGACTCTAACAAAACTTTTGCCAGGCTCTACTAGCACAAGGTTGAAAATTCGAGGTATATTGATACCAACTGCTGCTACACCATATGTGGCCACAATAATTTTATCAGTTGACTCGGCCACTTCATCATATTCAGCTTGTCTCTTTGTGCCTTTGGTTGCGCCTGACACAAACACTGCTCGATCTCCCAGTCTTGCAACCAGTTGTCTACCGCATTCAGTACGATCCACCAATACCAATGTATTGCCTGTTTCGTTGACCTGCCGCACAAGGTCAGCCATGGTGTCCAAGCGCCCTGATTCTTCCAGCAGGTATTTGAGTTCGCTTTGGTAGTCTTTGTACTCCACATGGTCTATCAACTGCACAATGTTCACATGACAGTTGGCCAGCACGCCTTGCTGTTGCAGTTCACTGGCACTGAGCCGACCAATCACAGGACCAAGACTCACCAGCAAGGCTTGGCTTTCAAACTTTTCTTTGGGCACAGTTCCTGTCAATCCCCAGCGAATTGGCACTGTGGACATTACACCTGTTAGCAAGGTCTTTAGTGCATCTGCCTTGGCCATGTGAACTTCGTCCACAATAACGCACACAACATCTTCAAGAAACTCACCTATGGTGCAGTCGCCTATGCCGGCCTTGGTGTTCTTCAACAAGTTGTTTAGGCTCTGCCAGGTGCATATGGTGTGTTGACGTCCGTATTCTTTTCTGTCGCCAAAGTACACACCAACGTCTTGTTGCATGTTGATATAGTCTGCTTCTGTTTGTGTCACAAGACTTTTGTTGGGCACAATCACAATGCTCCGACCATAAGGTGCCACAGCATTGCTCAAGGCTGCTGTCATAATGGTCTTGCCTGCACCTGTGGCCACTTCTTGTATGCATTGTGGATTGGCCAGAAAGTTGTTGATGATCTCCACTTGGTAGTCACGCATCATTATGGATTCACCCACAGCCGGATGTCCTTTGGGCCAATGTACATGTGCAAATGATGTTTCTGTTACTTGCTCAAAATTGAATGTGTTTGAATAGTCGCGCTGATCATCCAATTCAATATCATAGTCAAACCTCTCCAATATAGGCATGATCTCAGGCAACAGGTTTACATAAGTTGATCCACCCAGTTGGAAGTACGCTACCTTGCCGTCCCACCGTCCCAGGCGCACTGCTGGCAAATAACGTGCGGCAGGGTTTTCATATTTGAAAGCCGTGACCAGAGCCTTGCGAGCATCCAAGTCTAGTCCTTCAATCTTGATGTTTACTTCATCACGTATTATAATTGTTGCTGTTGGCATATATGAGTATTTTCAATTGCGTTTGTGTACAGTATAAATATTTTTATGATAGATGTCAATCTCAATTGTGGAATTATCAATAATTTCTTTTCTGCAGAAGAATCTACTAAATTAATCCAAACGTTTCAAAAGTTGCAACCAGTGGATGGGGCTGGCAACAATTGTTATGGAATAGATCGAAAACATTTGGCCTTCAACTGGTTTAAAAAGATTTTTTTAAACGCTTTGGCTAAAAAGTTTGATCCAAATCTCAAACTTATTTTTGGAATGCTACTTGATTGTACAGTTCCATTTGATATACACAGCGATATCAAACCACTTCCAGAAGTAAATGGCAAAAGTTACATGAGTTGTTTGTTACCATATAGTGTAAACTACGATACTGATTTGTGTAATCAAGCATCAACAATAATATTTAACGAACAATGGGGCCCATTGGATCAATTACCATTGGTGGAAAACAATATTTCAGATATTTATGAATCAATGATCAGCCACACTTCTCCTGAATACTGTGATCGATTTAGTGTTAAATTGATAGCAAACTGGAACATAGGTGATTTGATCTGGTGGGATAGTCGACTGGCTCATGTCAGTAATAACTTTATTTCACAGGGGTATCAATCTAAACAATGCATTGTGGTTCACACTTATGTACTCTAAAGACCAGTTGTTGAGTGGTAATCTTCCACCATTGAACGATCCGTTGTTTGTTGCGTTTCAACAAAGTGCTCTTCTTGACAGTAATTTATATCAAGGGGCGAATCCCCACAATACATTCATCAATGCTTGCCAAGAATATTTTTTGTCATCAAAAATTAATTCGTTGTCTGGATTGGATATGATGGCATCAACTGACATAATTTTAGGATGTCATCACTTTATTGACAACTTGATTTTAAAACACGGGTTAGATAATCTACAAATTTTCCAACACGATTACAAGTACTACAGTAGATTGAATCCTACTATAACTTACAGCAAAGTTGGCCAGTTGGTTCCAGGTAAACCAGTGCTGATTGCAACACCATTTCCTGGAGCACTGGGTCTACATTCTGATTGGGGGGAAATTTTAGATGAGTGTGACCAGAAAAACATTCCAGTTCATATTGATGGTGCTTGGTACAGTGCGGCAAGAGACATACATATAGATTTGACTCGTACTTGTATCCAAAGCATAGGCATAAGCCTTAGCAAAGGCTGTGGGTTGCATTGGAATCGAGTTGGTGTTAGATGGTCTAAAACTCAAGATCCAACAGACTCAATAACCATTATGAACAAATTTAACATGATACCCGAAGCGGTTGTACGAATTGGATTGTCAGCATTGACCACTGTTCCAATTGACTACTTGTGGAACAAATACGAAAAACAATATCAACAAATTTGTCGAGAACTTTTTTTACGCCCATCAAACATTGTGCATGCGGCATTCAGTATTGATAGAAAAATTCTCTATGGACTACACGATTGTTTTGTTTAATAAGTCTTCTCGCTGACCCAAAAAAAACAGGGACCGAAGTCCCTGTATAAAGCCCGGGCCGGAGCCAACCAATGCCCGGGTTAACCCTAGAGGGTTAATCTTTTGAGTTAACCGATGTCTTAAACAAGAAGCCACACAGGATAGTGATGCCCCAGGCCTGCAACCAGGTAACTTCTTTGACAGAAGGCACTGCATCAACCAAGCAACCATTCCACAGCATGTACACAGGCCAGCTCAGTAAGAAACTCAGTAACAGAACTCCTACAATGGCAATCACAATGGCACCAACAAACACTCCAAATTTTTCCATATTATGCTCCATAGTATTCTAAACACTTGACTGTGAAGCCTGCTTCACGCTGTTCATCTGCTTCATACTCAGTGTCCACCGAGTACAAGTACAAGTCACCATCCCAAATTTCATACATATCAGGCACTCTTCATGCAAGTGGTCTCTGCAAGACGCTTCCAGTTGCCTGCAAAGCTCTTGCGCAAGTCTGCAATTTTCAGCGCCATGCGCAGGCTCATTTCACGCAAACGATTTTGGTGTGCTTCCATGAACTCAATGATCTCGTCCTGCACACACTCTTCAAAATCATAGTCTGCAAACAACACGCCGTCCTTGGCAATTTGTTTGATACGCAGGACCTTGTCACGCATGGTGTCCAGGGTCAAGTCCAGGTAGTGACAACGACTTTGCAATGCATCCAAGTGATCGCGCAACTTTTGCGATTTCATTTGGTCGAACTTCAAGTTAGTGATAAAGATTACACTACCTTTGAATTCGAAACGATCTGGGATGCCTTCACGACGCAGAGTGCTAGACTCACTCAACCATGAAATGGTACGCTTCTTGCCAGAGTCCAGGGCACCTTTCAGCAAGTTTAATGCCACGTCATCCAGCAGGATGCTGTCACAGTCATCAAACACCAACACACAGTTGTCGTCTGAATATTTGTACAAGGCTTGATACAAGCCAATGGGTGTGGCTGAGCCCTTGACAACTTCGGCACGGAGTCGCTTGCCGGCCAGTTTATCAAACAGTGTGGCCTTTTCAATCTCTTGCTCAACGCCAAACGATTTGCCAACTCCAGGAGGACCTGACACAATCATTGCACGGATGTCACCGTTCACACAGGCCTTTGTCATCTCATGCAAGATGTCAAAACGCTCACGAATACGTGCCATGATTTGTTCTTCTGTTTCGGCCTCTATTTGAGGCTTGGCAAATGCCACTGTATTTTCTTTGCTCACTGCATCTCCATTGACATACTCGATGTCGCTGATGTTGTTGACTTTGATACGGATGGTGTCGGGGCAATTGGGAAATGCACCGTTGTTTTCTACTGTCACGAAATTGCCTTTGGCGCCAGATTGAAAGCCTGACACAAGATTGAAAGCGATGTTGCGCACGGGTCGGTTGCGATACACACCACTAATAACACGAATTGCACTCATTGTTGGCTCCTTTGAAATGCGGTTGTTTACTGTTTATGTCTCTATTATAGCAAATGTTGAATTAATGGTCAACCGGGGCAAACATCTCTTGGCCTTGTTGCATTAAAACAACAAACGCTTCCATTGTGCGTTCACTGTACATCATGCGACCATGTTTTTGAATGTCTTGCAGTGTGTCCAAAAAAGGCATACCCTGAAAGTCTGCTTCTTTGTGTAGGTGTTTAATTGCTGTGGCTATTTGCATTCTGACTCCGTTTTGTTAATCTATGCTATATTATAGCAAATTGGCATTTATTCGTCAACCTTATTGTTCCATCGGATCACCAAGTGTATAACTGGTAATATATTCTATTACAAAAGTTTTACCTTGATTTTCTTGCAGGAATTTGTCAAGTGCTTGGATGTTGCGAAAAAGCAACGAATTCTCTACTCTATACATTTGTAACTCCTTTTTGCTTTGTATGCCACTATTGTAGCAGATTGGGATTTATTGGTCAAGTACTACCAAAGTATTACTTTTTGAACTGTTCAAAGAAACGGGTATTTATTTCGTCCATTTCTGCCTGCTCCACATAGAAGTCAGTGGTGGGATCGTAGTACTGACCCTCTTTGTTGTCATAATACAACACACGACCTGAGAAGTTGAATGGACCTTCCAGTCCTGCACGAGCACTGTATTTGTTGCGCATGACATCTATGGTGTCAACTACACGATATCCCATTGCTGGCTCCTTTTTGCTTGGTATGCCTGTATTATAGCAAATTGGGAATTATTGGTCAAGTACTACTAGAGTACTACCTAGCACCAGTTGTTGGCAATTATGGGATCAGCCACACACTCATGCGGCTTGGGCTTGCCGTGAAACACCAAGATGCTGGTGTCACCAGTGAGATACGGTCCGGCGCCAGTCCCGGGTCTTTTTGCTCTCCTGCCGGCAAAGTCATAGCCACCATCGGCCACTTGCCAGCGCCAGCTCTGAATATGTTTGGCATCAAAGTGACGCCTGTCAGGCACAGGTATTGCCGACCCAATGTAGTCTTGATCACCGGCATAATATCGCACAGTTTGTTCAATGTCTTTTTTTATAAAATCTTGCCACACATGAGCAAATTTTGGCACATTCCACCACATCACGCTGGAGTTCATGCCGGTATAGGTTTTTTTCTGCAATACCCTAAAGTCTTGTATGGTCCAAAAATTACTAGTAGACAACTGACCAATCCAATTTAGATCATTGACAATCACACAGTCAAGATCAATGTACAACAAATTGCCGGCGTGATGTTCAGGATTGAACAACTGCATTTTGTACCACCAACTTTTTTTAGGTCCTGCAATGCCAGGCCAATCTTGAAGACAATGTTTGATCATGTGATCGGGCACTGATCTTTCAGGTTCGGTGTATACATGGAACCGAATTGGTCCATTGAGTTTTTTGGTCACTGAATTGTACAGGTGCTCTACATAGATCCAATCATAGCCTGTGTGGTGTATCACACAGGCCACATCAGTCACACCGTCAGTGCTGTTGCGATTCTTTTTAGCCATAGTCCTTGTCTTAGTTCTTCCACAGTGTATTCAGTGTGGCAAATCTTGATCAACCACGATTCCCTGTCTACATTATAAGATTGTTCAATGTCAGCATAGCCCACTGCCACTGGGTATGCCAAACTACTGTGTGCCACAATGGGTCTGCAACCTGCAATACCTGCCTGTATTCCCGGTCCTGAGTTGTGATTCACAACAGCATGATAATTAAAGTGCATGTCAAAACTGTCATAGGTATTGGCCACAGGACGTGCAACTTCTATGGTGGTATTTTGGGGCAAGTATGGCATTTGTAACGGAGATCGAGGATGTGCTCGTATGCATATGGGGCGATCAGTGGAGTTTCGTAATTGTTGAATTTGCATCAACACCCATGATTCCATGCTGTCAATGCCGGTAACTTGCAGACTATTACGATGCTGTGCGGCAATTATAATTTCTGGTCTAGGATTAACTTGTGTGGCCAAACTTATTTGCAATTGTCGTGGACGGTCCCAGTCTAAATTGCATTCGTGTCCGTAGTAACCATCCCGGGTGATGTGATTTACTGCTAGTTTCCAGGTCTGTCCACGGTACAATGCACCAATGTCTATCACAATCACAGGTTTGCCTTGGCTGCGATAGTGTTCGTACACCCCTTGATTGGCTCGCATTCTGCCGTGCCATAGCACTGACCAAATTACCGCGGCATCTGCTGTCCGAGAGTTTTCTTGTGTTTGTATGCCCGCAGCCTGACAACAATCCAAGAACGCACTCATCACAGGCTTGGAATTCAATGCACACTGAGCAGGAAAATAGGCTATGCTTTTGATCACTGTAAATACACTTATGAAATACACTGTAGTTACCACTTTTAATGCCGAGGGATATAACTCTTACGGCCAAAGAATGATTCAAACTTTTTTGCAGACTTGGCCTCAAGACGTCATGCTCCGAGTGTACGCTGAAGGTTGTCAAGTGACCGAAGCTGCACCCAATCTTGAAGTATTGAATCTAGAAGGGGTCAGTGCTGATCTTGTAGCATTCAAAAACAAGTGGCGCAATGTGCCCAAGGCCAATGGCAATATTGGACCAGGCAGTGAACGCAAGGCATTCAAATGGCAAGCAGTGCGTTTTGCTCACAAAGTATATGCCATATTCCATGCAGCCCAGCATGCCACAACAGATTGGTTGATTTGGATGGACGCTGACATGGTGTGTCATAGCCCAATCACTGTGCAATGCATCGACAAATTCTTCCCGGTGGACAGAGAACTGTGTTATGCTGGACGCAGTAACAAGTTCTCTGAATGTGGACTTTATGGTATGAATTTAAAACGTGACCCGGTGCTGAAGTTTCTTGCAGAGTTTCAGCGCATGTATGACGATGCTGAACATGGTATCTTTACACTCAAAGAATGGCACGACAGTTATGTGTTTGATGATGTCAAAAACCGCAGCGGCCTAGCAGAACTAAACTGGTCAGCAGGCCTGATCAATGGCGAAGGGCATCCCTTGATCAACTGTGAGTGGGGCGCATACATTGACCATCTCAAAGGCAAACGCAAAAACGATGGTCGTAGCAAAGCCAAAGACCTTGTGGTTCGTCGCACTGAACTATACTGGCAATGATATTCCTGAGCAAGAATGGCGATGACGAATACATTGACATGTATGCACATGGGCTTGGGCTACAAAGCACTCCGTTGGAGTCCTGGCGCTACGAGGACAGCACAGAACCACTCATGCTACGCGGCATTATGAAACACAAGATCATCAAACAGTGCTGGGCCGATGGCAGACCATTTAGATACATGGACTCAGGATATCTGGGCAATCGTCCCAGTTCAAAAAATCCTCATGGCTGGAAACACTGGCACCGAATTGTGCCCAACAACTTACAACACGATCAGGTCATACCACGACCCAGCGACCGTTGGAATCAACTGGGTCTGGAAGTGGCCAATCGTCGTCGAGGCAGCACTGTGTTGATTGTGGCACCTGATGAGAAGCCTTGCAAATTTTACGACATTGAACTAGATGACTGGTTGACAGAAACCGTTGCTACTATTAAACAACACACTGATAGACCCGTTATTATACGTGAACGCAATCGAAGTCGCACAGATAGAAAAACAAATCGTGTGGAAAATGCCTTGAATGATGTGCATGCTGTGGTAACATTCAACAGCATAGCAGGCACCGAAGCCATCTTGGCAGGTGTGCCTGTGTTTGCCATGGCACCCAGCAATGCAGCCAGGCCGGTGAGCAACACAGACTTAACAAAAATAGACAATCCATGGTGGCCTGACCGTGATGAGATCCTGGCCTGGGCATATCATTTGGCCTATGCTCAGTTTCACATAGACGAATTCAAAAACGGACAAGCAGAACGCATACTTAAACAAACAGAGGAAATGCTGTATGGGCCGTAGACCACTTAACATTGCAACCATTTGTGTTTGAATATACTATGAAATCGTTTATAATTAGATTAAAACACAATAAAATTTCCGAAGAACAAGCCCGAGACTGTGTTGAACAAGCCCAAACATTCAACATAGATGTTGAATACTTTGATGCTATAAACGGACTTGAACATCAAGCGCATTGCAAAAAATTAAACATACGGCCGTTAAAATTCTTTAAGAAAGGTCTACCAGGAGTGTATGGTTGTTTGTTGAGTCATTACTATCTTTGGTTAAAATGCGTAGAACTAAATGAGCCCATAGCAATACTGGAACATGATGGTTATTTTATTAGGCCATTGCCCAATGATATTTTAGATAAATTTCAAGACGTGTTAAAATTAGATTCAGTAAATCCTTACGATCCAGAGTATTCAAAAATCATACAAGATTCATTCCATGATGATTATGAGCTAGAAATTACTGAAATCAACAACAATGAAAAATTACATAATGACGCTGGCTTTTATTCCTGGGGATCTTATGCATATATCATCAAGCCCCATGCCGCGCAAAACATAATTAACTGGATCGCTGTACATGGATTTTTGCCATCAGATCATCAATTGGGCACACGAGTAGCACGTATAGAAACTTGCCGTCCAACCATGGCAAGATTGCATCCATTTTATGCTGTAGACAATAACATTAACACAATGTCACTGACCAGAAATACAAAATTTTTGTCAAATCAAGAGTAAACAAGGAGATATCAAATGTATGAATACCAAGGGTGGTGGTTCCCAGATGCCGAATCACATTTTCCAAAGATGCTGAAGAAAAGCATAGACAAAGGCGGACCGGCTGAATATCAATATCAGGTGCGTGACCGTAGCATGACACACGCTAAGAAGCGCGGTGTTGCACTGGACATCGGAGCCAATGTAGGGTTATGGAGTCGTGGTCTATGTAAAAACTTCCGCACTGTTGTGGCGTTTGAGCCAGTGGCCATGTTTCGTGAGTGTTTGATCCGTAATGTTGTTGCTGACAACTTACAGGTCAAAGACTTTGCACTGGGTGATAAACGCACACAGGCCACCATGATCATCACAGAAGGCAACACCGGTCATACACACATTGATCCCGACACATTGGGCACAGGTGATACTGAAGTGTATCGATTAGATGATTTAGAATTAGATGAAGTAGACTATATCAAAATGGACTGCGAAGGTTACGAATATCGTATATTACAAGGTGCAGAACAAACTATCAAGCAATGTCGTCCAGTTGTGGTAGTAGAGCAAAAACCGCACGATGCCTACAGTGATCAGTATGGGCAACATGCTGCCATTGAACTCATGAAAAGTTGGGGCATG